CCTTAATGGTGTTACCTGTACCTACTACTAAACTATTAACTGCCGAACCAGATACTATATTGGTGTTTCCAACAATAAGATTAGGTCCTACTAAGTTGTCTGTTGTGTTGCCGCTTCCAAAAACGGCGTTCTTTCCGAATTTATATCCTGCCATATTAATCTCCTTAAGCTATGTTAAGCTTTAATACCTCTACATGGGCCATCCAGTTAACTGTATGACCAGTGTCACCTGTTACTTTAAGTTCAAATGTATCGTCAGTATTGTTTACTGCCAATGTAGCATCGTAGTTAGTTGTACCAGTGTCTTCGTTAAGAACTCTCTTAGTTACACCAGTAGTTCCCGCAGTTGAAGTTCCACCTTGGTTTTTAAATGCACATATTACTTCATAAGCCGCACTTTGTCCTGCATCTCCTACTTTTCTTCCTATAACAGTTGCTTTAACTATTACACTGTCGTTTGCTGCTAAAGTCCATTTATTAGCTGAAGCAGCAGCATTATATATTACAGTAGCTGTATTATTAGTTGTCTGACCTCTGTATACAACATGTGATGTTAACTGTGCATCACCTTTTGCTGCGAAAGCCCCTGCTGCGGTACTTATTGCACCGTGAATATTATCTCTTGTTGAACCACTATTACCTATTTGTAAACCATAACCAAATTGAAATGGTGCAAGGTTATCTTTTCCAGTGGTAATTCCATAATAAGAACCACTTACAGTATTATCTTTTCCACCAAGTAAATGATGTCCTACACCATAAACGTCCTCATCGTTAATGTTATCCTGTCCGAATGTAAGATTGTATCTCATGGTTGATTTAAGATTTTGACCAATCATCAAGTTACCATCTGTATTAGTTGAAGCACCACTACAGTTGATTCCAACTATTAAATTATGTGTTGCTGCGGTGTTGACTGTGTGACTATCTCCAAACACAACATTGTTTGAACCCGTAACAGAATTTCCAGAACCCCATATGAAAGATTCATCCGCTGCGGATGTTGCTGTATTACTTATCCCACCAACTACTGAATAGTCAGCCGAATTACTATTTCCACTTCCAAAAACATATTGGAAGCTTCCAGAGAGAGTTGTATTCTCTCCGAAATTTGCTTTATTGCCGAATTTATATCCTGCCATATTTTATCTCCTTTTAATGAAAAAATTATAATCGCCCTAGAAGACCTTTTGCAAGGCTTGCGAATATAACACTTTGATTAATCTAAGTGGGGACTTTAACCTGCCCCCAAAGGTAAGTATTTTATCCTATACTTAAAGGTGTATCAATGAGCTTAAGCTCCGTTGATGACTATGACTCCAACTTCAGGTCGGATGACTTTTAGACCATATCTCATAGACATGTACGAACCGACGATTCCGAAACCGGGGTTTGCTTGTTCTACTGTGAGAGGTCTTCTTTCTACGTAAACCATAGGTTTAACGGAAAGGTCAAAGACACCAAATCTGTCTGATGGGACATATGCGTTGACGATTACATCTAATCCGTACAAGGAACCAACAACACCAGATGAAGCTGTCTGAGAGACTGGGCTTCCCGGCATCATAGCTGCTTGAGTTGGGTTAGCTGCACCACCAGCTTCTCCTTGTGCTGCTGTGAAAGCAGTTACAAAGTCACCTAAGTCTAATAAAGACTTGTAGTGAGCTGGGGAGATAAACAAGTGGCTTGCATTGTATCCGTGGGTAGAGATGCGGTCAATAGATGATGTGATATCAGAGAGAGCTAAGTCTCCTGCTGCATCACCAGCTGCTCTTACGTATGAATTACGGATTAATCTGGTTGCAGATTCATTACCGTATGAATTCAATCGTGAGCTTCCACTGTCTATATCGGCTGCTGTCATACCTGCTCCGAAGAATCCGGAGTATGGATTAGATGCAAAAGTTGTGATTGTTGCTTCAGTTGTGGTTTCATCAATTGCGATGGTTCCTAATGTAGCGTCAGCAGTTTTGCTTCCGAAAACGACTTTGACAACACTGTCAGTGACGTGACGGTCTACAGCTCTGCGAGCTTCATTCAAAGCCATTTCAACTTCGTTGAACCTTGAATCTTCAATCATTCTTCGGGTAACACCTATTGCTATACCCCACTCTTTAACTGCGATTCTCTCGGACCTTAGTTTAGTGTGTTGGTATTCAGGGGTTGTTCCCTCGTTTATTTGTTCTAGCTTCATGCTAGGTCTTGCGAAAGTAATATCAATATTACCGCCTGTATCGGTCGTCATTGGGTCAGCAAAGAATTGCATAACTGGAAGGTCTGTGACCTTGTAGTCCATTATTACATCTTTGTAGTCTACAAGAACTCGTTCTCCTAGACCTCCATTGACTGCACCTGTATTTAGGCTAGTTAGTATTCCACCGGTTGCGTCTGTTGGCATTGTTTAACTCCTTAGAGGGTTTGACATTTTGTCAACCCTGCTGCGCTGTTGTTCTCTAGCGTTACTGCTTGTGCTTTAGCTGCTGCTGCTGCGTTAGTTGCTAATAGTAATCTACCTGCGGTAGTTCCCATCATCATAGCTGAGCCTGCTGCTACGTCTGCACAGTTAATGTTCAAGACTACTCCAACACCTGTTATCAAAGAGCCTACAGCTCCTGATGCTATGTCTGTTAGTGCAACCCCGGCATATGCGAATTTAAATAACGCATCTCCTGTGTCTGCTTTTTGCAATTCACCACTGGCATCAATGGTGCATGCATCTCCGGCAGTGATAGCTTCAGCTGCTACGTATGGTAAAATACGTGCTGGTGCTCCACCGTCGTTCAATAAAATTTCTGTTGCCATAATTAATTATCTCCTTCTAATACATCTCTGTTTAAGACGATACGTCCATCTTTAACTGAGACTCCGAACTTGCGCTCGGTTTCTTCGGCTTCTACAGGTGAATCTTCACTTGCTTTGCCTTTGCCGAAACTTCTTTCGACTTCTACTGATGGCTCTGGCATTACTGCTAAAGCCTCGCTGAATCCAGTCAGCTTATCTTCACCCCATGCGGATAATTCTTCGACTCGAGTATCTTTGGACTCTTCTGATACACTACCAAAAATTAGTTCCTTCGATATAATTGCCTCTATAGCATTTGCTTTTCGAATTTCTGCTTCTTCTGCGGCACGTTTTTCCTCAGATTCTTTGAAAGCCTCAATTGTCTTAAGGGCTTCATTGTACTGAGATTCAACTTCCTTGTTAGAAGCTAAAGCTTCGTCTAGCTTTGCTCGTAGAGAGGCGAACTCGCGTTCTACCAAATTCTCTGCATCGGATTTTACGTTGGTTTCTTCTGTCATAGTTTCTACCTCTGTGTTCCCGTCTTCGCATTTACATGCTTTGTGTTCACCATTACAACCACAATCGTGGTCATCATCATGTTCATCTTCTGCATGTGGTTCACATTCCCCTTCTATTGTACATTCCTTACAGACGGGGTCCATCGATTTATTGTCGATGAAACTTACCTCTGTGGGGCGTATGTTGGTTGCGAATGTATCGCCCATGACATCAACATCATTTGAGAACCAATCGATGCTGACATGCGTCATATCCCCCTCCTTCACTTTCTCCATTACTTCTGCCCCACGTGGATACTGTGATGAAACAGTAGCCATCATTTTTACGGCAGTCTTTCCGTTGTCCATCTCAATCACCTGAGGGTCAGTAGCCATGCCGATTAAATCCTCTGGTGTTCGTTGATGGTCTACATACATAGGAAGGTCATTAAAAGTTGTTAAAGCATCTTTCAATGTGCTACCTTCGATGTAAACTTTACTTTGCTGTCCGTCTTCCTCATATTCATGAGGGCCGGACGTAATGGCTATTACGGGGAAGTTCACAGACTCCACACCGTCGTTGCCGTCGTTAAATGTCATATCATTTGCTTCTACGTTAGATAAAGCAAACGACCTCCTTCTTGGCTCTTTTGATGTTGACCTGCCGAACTCTCGCTCTACGCCATTTTCCTCAGCCCATATGTTACACATATTTTGAGCTTTTGTTTCGTGGTCTTCAAGACCGCGTTCTTTTAGCGATTTGCTAACAGTTGTTACACATTTTTCGTATGTCATTTTCTATCTCCTGTTGCGTTTGCGGAAGGTTTATTACCTCTGTTCTGCGCTCTGGCGGATTCTTCCTGTTTATCTTGGTTCTTTCCTCCAGAAATATTTACATTCTTATCACCTTGTTCTTCTTTGATTGGAGAAGCTTTGATATCTTCAGAAGTTTCCATGTCTAGTTCTGCAACTCCTTCAGGGTCTAATCCTCTCTCTTCTCTTACTTCACCGGGTGACAATACTCCTTCTGATAAATAAATCATATCAGTTTTTGCTTTGGTGAATGAATCATCAACGTTAATTTGCCTGAACTTAAATTTAGCTTCACCATTTTCTAACTGAGGCATAAGCTGTGAGTTCATTGCAGACTCAACCATAGTTTGTAAGAATCTAACATATGGTTCGAAAATAGGACGTGCCTTATCTGGGTCAGTCCACATTGTTCTAGGAACTTTTAAAGCCATGTGTATTTTATCTAACAAATCATCTGTGTATTTACCATACTCAAATGCTCTTTGTGTACCTTGGAGTTCTTTTACTATTATATCGTTCCCATGTATAATATCTTCTCCGGGTGCCAGATTATTAAAAGCATCAACTATTTCGTTAATCTTATCTGGACCATAAGGCATGTCAGGTAAACCTGCTGAGATATCATAACGTGAGTTAGCATACTTATTTAAAGCTGCACCTATATCACGCTCTGCATAATCTTTTAGGTCTACTAAATACAGAATAGGATGAATGTCAGATAATCCATATGCATAATCATCGAATGCATTATTTTTTATCTCAATAATTTCATCTTCTTCAAAATATATAGAATCTTTATCATCTCCTAAATCCTGATAGTAGTATTCTATTTGTCCATGCTTGTCTCTTTTGACAAACATGTTTTGGCTAGAACGGACAATTAAGTTATCGCCGGTCCACTCCAAGTATCCATTACCAAAAACTCGGGCATTTCTCAACCACCCGTATAATATATTCTCTATATTAATATCTCGGAACATGGTTTCTATTGTTTCTCTTAAGCTATCATCAGCTGTGACTATGTCATAGTTATCTTTTACCGCATAAAAACATGGTAAATCAATAAGACTACGAACGATAGGGTCAGCTAGGTATACATTCATGTAAGTTCTTGGACGTCCAATATGAGGTTCATACTTCTTTTGTTGAAAAGAGGTACCTCCCTTACTTAATGCAATACGTTTGATAACTCCGTCCCCATAAGAGCGGGGCTCATCTTTTTCAAAGGCTGGTGCGCTTCCTGTTAGAGCAAAGCGTCGCCTAATATTATCTATCAACGACATGGCTATTTATAATTAACGTTAATATAGTATATAAAGCTTTTGTCACAAATTGGTATAACTAGGCTTATTTAGCTGATTTCTACGTCTTGTTGTTGCAAAAAGTGGACCTCCAGTGTGATTTGGTCTTTCCGCTCTTTCAACTCTTCTAGGTCTGTTTACAGACGCTGAAGCAAATGTTCCTTGAGATGGTAACATACTCAAAGTTGCGTGTATACCCATTGCTGAGCTATCACAGTAATCATCATGTTTATTACTAGGTGCAGATATCCTTTCAGTCTTCTGAGCTGCATCCATAGTGTATTCTAAATCGAAATGTTCTCTGGTCCATTTGTTTATTACTTTTGCGTCGTCTTTATTTAAAAGTTTAGGATTAGGTACTTTTACTCTTCCTTGTTGGATAAACGATTGGTAATCCCTGTACATCTGTGTTTTAGTTCCTTTAGGACCGCCCGTAAAAACAAAACCAATAAAGTGAATACCATTATCTACACATCCTCTTCTGATGTCCTGTTCAATCGCACCACCAATACCAGTAGCGTCAATAATAACCCTATCGGCACTAAGACCCAGAGCCACGTCCATGATACGTCTACGCTGATATGGTATGTCGTGTCCGCCAGTTCGTGCATTAATTTCTTCACAGTATACCATTCTTGCAATATTCTCGGCATCAGACTTTTCAAGACGCCATGCACTAATAACAGTAGAATTAACAGATTTGCCAATGTCAACAGCAACAGTGATATTACTGCCTCCCTGCCCTCTGACTTCTCCATCGATTTTAGTAAGTTCGTAATCCTCATAACATGCTTTCACCTTTTCTGGTTGGAATACATTAGATACACTTTCAACGAATTCGCATTCATATTCAGTTCTCCAATATATGGAATCCTCTCCCCACTCTATCATTTTGTCGAGCATCTCCTCCTCGGTGTACGGTGGGTCATAAGCGTTGCCCTTTTTAATGGCATCCTTCCATGTATAATGCATGCGTGTAAATGTCTGTTCATAAGCGTCATCATAAAGATAACGATACATATGATTCTCCTTTGACTTAGGCGTACCCAAGTTTATAAAAGGAGCTTTATTAGAAACAATAGCAGGCTCTACATTGTCAATGAACAATCGGTCATCTATAAGCGGAGACTCGTCAACTATTAAGAAAGTTGGATTTTGTCCACGTATAGCTTGTCCTTGATTAGTAGGCGCTAATGGAGCTCTGCGCATTACAGTGCCCCCCTTAAGTGTTATATTGGGCTTGTTATGAAAACGATACCCGTCTACTAAGCTATCCAAGAATTTGTTATCAGCAAAATGACGATAACAGTAATTGAATATTAGAGCTGCTTGGTCCTCAGTTGGAGCCAAGATAAACACTAAGTCTCTAAATCTATTAAAAAACATATAGATACATACAGCTACAGAAAGTGCGAATGATTTCCCACTGCCCCTTGGCGCTAGGATTGCTAACTTACGTTGCTTTCCATTCTCGGGATAGGTCAATGCATTTACAATGATATCTTCCTGTAAAGGTCTAAGTTTAAGAGGTCGTTGCTTTTGGTCCATTAAGTACGTTTCGCAAAAAGCTCTGACCAACTTCAACATTTTGTCAGGACTTTGTCTACACTTTTCGAATATATTCTCTAACTCTCTTGAATCATGGAGCCCAGTTCCGGTTATTGATGCCGTAATGGTGCTTTTATGACTCTTCACTGGACTTGGCGGTGCTACCCCCTGAGGTAGCTTGGTCGTCGTCATTTCCTAAATCTCCTAAGAAAGATGCAAAGTCTGCTGTTCTTTCTTCTGCCACTGTAGGCACTTCTATATTTAACGCTCGGAACTCCGTATGTATGTCACGAACGATTGAATTTCTCTGTCGCAGTAGCTCTGTTCTTTTGTTAACATCCCGAATAGATACAAGAATTTCTTCCCACAGTATGTCTTCAAGAGCAAGATTGCGAGCCAGCAAGCGTACAAGTTCTTTATGACGTTCATATTCCCCTTCTCCTACTCGCTGACGTAACCGCTGCTCGTATTCCTCTACGTTCAAAGTGCTTTGCCTTCGTCAAGAGCTGATTTGACTTTTGATTTAACCAATGCGGCTAATTCATCGTCTTTCTCATCCCATGCGGTGACTAAAACATTTTTGACCATTGAGTCCTTTACGTGCTTCTGAGCTGCTTCATCCAGCTTCTCGAATGCCTTCATCTGAACTTTTGTTAAGTTTTTATCTAATAGTTCCATAAGTTCGGCTTCGTTATTCTTTAAGTATTTAAATACTAAAGCTTTAACAGCTGGTACTGTGTATGCTATGTAAGCACCAAGACCTAATACTACTGCAACGAGTCCTACCAATAACGGTTCATCCATTAGACTATCCAAAAGTCCTGATTCTTCTACACTCTCGATAATAGCAGATAAATTACCATCTGCTGTCTCATTAGTATCTAGTACTGTTGAGTTATCATTTGTTTCATTTGTTGTATTGTTCGACATATATGTCTCCTTTTTTTGTGGGCTCCTTCTTGGACACTGGCGTATGCCTATCCTATGAAGCCTTGGCCCTAACGAGAGAGCCTATAATAATTAGCACCCCTGAGTATATAAAGCTTACCATTTAACTTTATCAGCCCAATATGCAGCAGACATCTTTCCCTTCTTGATATTCTTAGCGTGGCGCGCTTTAAAACTCTTCCTTCGGGCCATAGATTTCTTGTCTGTTTTCTTACCTGCTGTAGTTACTCCTTGTTGACCAAATCTAATTAGTTTAGTCTTACCACCTTCTTTAGCAACTACTACATGTGATTTCTTTGGGTGTTTAGGCGTTCGCTTAGGTTTGTTATAACCTGATACTCCCGCTCTTGTTAATTTGGCATCCTTCTTCTTTGCAGGCGCCATTATTTCTTCTTGCCTCTTTTCTTAGCAGTCTTTGCTGCTTTTTTAAATTGTTTAGCTGTAGGTCGTCCTTTAGCTCCTTTCTTCTTCATCTTCTCACCAGAGCCTTTCTTAATGCGCTTTCTTTTGGCGTGTATGTTTGCATACAGTCCTTTCTTCTTAGCTACCATTATTCATCAACTCCTGCTGGTGACCTACCTATAATTGGTCCTTTCTTTTTCATCAATGCTTCACGTGTCTTAGGAACAGCTGTATTCATACCGCTCCAAGATTTACCATCTTCATCCATAAAGTGGTCATGTGAAAGACATTCATGTTTCTTTTCTGAACCATTTCTAAATATCATTATTACTTCCTTGTATCTTTGGTTGCTTGTCTTTTGCCTATGTGGTGACCGTGGTGCTTTCTATCTGCTATCTCTGTTTCTGTTACATCTCTAATTTGTTTAAGAGCTGTTTCTTTAGATATAGGATTCTTTTCTAAAGCATGGGTCTTACCGCCAACGTGGCTGAAGACTTTTTCTCCAGAACCTGATTTCCTCATTGTTAGAGTTTTATCGATTCCTTCTTTCTTGTTTGTTTTTGCTACTTGTTTATTACTTATTGCCATTATTTCTTTTTCCTGAGTTTTCCGTCTTTTCCACGGAAGGCCTTCTCACCTTTCTTCACCCTACGCTTGGTAGGTTTCTTTCGGGGGACCCCGTTTTTGTTTTTCTTTACATAAGCCATAGAATCAATCCTAGTCTATGTAATCGTCTTTTGGTTTAAATCTATAGTCCTTGTCGGTGTAAGTTTCCTTGTTACCATTAGGTGCACTATAGGTTGGTAATGAATTAACTTTCTCACACCAATCTGCATTGGGTGTTCCTTGTTCAGGATTTGTGTTAACTTCTCCACTACCATCTCCTTTGTAAATACCAAAAGCCTTCTTTTGTTTATTCATAAAATCTGGTTCTTCTACCATGTTTATTCTTCCTCGGTTACGCAGCAACCGCTCTCATCACAACAGCAGTCGTGCTCTGCGTACATATCTTTGCCTATACATGCTAACAATACTTCTACTGTCTCATGTAGTCCATCTAGCTCAGCTCTCATTTGTTTCATCTCAAAGTCGTTCATTTTTTTATCTCCATCTTATGTTCTTGTTCTTGTGCCTTAGCTTCTATCATTTGTGCTTGCTTCTGTGTAGATTCATTATAATCAATAACAGATTGTGCTTTAATCTTGTAGAATGCTGTTTTCTCTGCTTGTTCTTGTTTCCAAACATCTAGAGCATCTTTAATAATTAGAAGGGCTGGCCCACCTAATATAGCTATTAAAGTTGTGTATGCTTCAATGTTTTCAAGAACTTCAGGTTTACCAAGTCCGCTATGTATAACGAACCCTGCAAATCCAACCCACAGTAAAACTAGAGGTACTGCAATCATAAACATAAATAGGTCATTAAATGTAACTCCTTCCTTTGCTTCTTTACTCATTTTTGGTTTCTCCTTTTCTTTTGTTTGTTCTATCAGCACTACTTTCTTGGGTGGTATACTTGGCATCATGCGGCGCGCAAATTGCACTATTATTACT